GCACACAACTTGTTTTGCCCATTCCAGGCGAAAGGAGCAATCCGGCTTGCGCCTGCTCCAAAAGGAATTTTAACGCCCGCGTTTGGTATGTATGCGGACACCAATGTTTAGCATCTTTACGCCACTCTACCATTTTGGCTGCAAGTGCCACTGGTACAAGGTCGTTCATCTCACGCCCTTCTTCACCATAAGTCGCATGAACTCCTCTTTCGAATCGCAGAACGTCGCCGTGTAGCCTTGCTCCACTAACTTCGCTACATGCCACTCCTGCGCCGGACTGGGCGCGCCCTTCCCACCCGGATCTTTAAATTCAATAATGCACGGTTTACCTCCCGGAACAAAGAAGATCCGATCAGGCAAGCCAACACACTCTGTTAACTTTCCTACCTGTACGCCGTGGTCACGGGCCCACTTCACACAGAATGCCTCAAGAGAAGACTCGCGACGGTGCTTAGATGCTGGGCGCAGCACTTTGGGCCACCTCTAGCACCTCTTCACCAGTTATTCCCAGGGAACTGCAGGCCTCAGCTGCGTTTGGCCCACTAGTGCCCAGCGCCGTCATGCCGGCAAGCACGCCACGCACGAACTCCGTCCTGGCCCGCTGGCATGTACTGCCTGAGCAAGCCTGCCGCAGCTTCACGATCTCCGCTGCATGATCCATACTACTGGCCACGCACACTCTGGCTTTCAGTTCGCCGTCTTTACCGCGCACATATACCTTCTCACCGTTCTGGACCCACTGGCTCACTGCTTTGCTCCCATCTTGATGTAGTTGACAGCCAAGTCTCGTGCCTCGGCCAATGCGGCCCATTCGGCACGCGTGGTGCGCAAGCTAAGGTGCCCGAATAGCACATCCTGTGCGGTGGGCGACGCCAGCCAATCGGCCGTTCGGCTGAGTATCTCCGCCGTGGCGGCTTTCAAGTCGGGCACTACGGGCTTCTTACTTGGTTTCTTCATGCTTCATTCCTTCTTCCTTGTAAACTAAAAAGCTATCGCTGGTTGGAAGAACCTTGTCACGCGGCCCACGCACATAAACTACCGTGCCATCAGTGAACGTAGTCACCCAGCAGTAGTAGTGCCCATTGCCCGAGACCCGCCCGCCGCGCATTGCGTCAGCCACACGCTGTACCGCTTGTGCCGGGTCAATGCCGTCATGAATTTGAATGTTTATCCTTCTTTGCATGGGCCTCCGTTCTTCTTCGAAAATTTACACCACTTACAATGAAATCCTGGACGGGCTGCGTACGTTGTGTCTGAAAGCATATCTTTCGTCCCTGCGAGCCATTCTCGCTTTAATGGCGCAAGATCCTTCATGGCAAACTGCTCCGTAGCAGTTATGTCGGGCGCGTCTACGTACACGTGTCGCGCCGTAAGCTTAGTATCTTTTGAGCCCCCCGCCAGCACGCCCAACTTTACTAACTGCAAACCACCAAGAGCATAAATGCTGCGCTGTAATTTGTGGTCTTCTAAGTGCGGCTGCCCAGTCTTCCAGTCCACAATCTCGACGGTGGGCGGCTTCTCACTGTCCGCGCACACATCGGTCTTGACGCGCAACCACGCACGGTTCCAGTCGCGCCAGTCTACAGCGTTCCATTGGCGGTCGAACGCCCATTCCTGCTCTGTGCTTGCCATCTTCGCTCGCAAGTCTATAAGCTGCGCTTCGATGGGCTTCAGGTTTATCTCCAGCGGCTTCTGACCGGGGAAGGCTATCTTCTCCGTCAGCGCCGGGCGCTTCTTGCCTGGGCCGCTGATAAACGTTTCGGCGATGGCGTGAGCGCGGTTGCCCTTGACGAAGTACGGGTTGTCAGGCTCCACTATCTTGATACGCAGGATCTTATCCTGGCACACCTCCCACGGACATTTTACATATCGTGTGTAGACGCTGAAGCTCCAGCTGGTTAGTTGGGCGTACTTAGCTTTGATTGGCAACGTGAATCTCCTCTTTTACGGCGAACTTCTCAGGGTGCGCGGTACGTTCATGGTCGTCGACTTTGGCCGCAGCCTTCTGGGCGTCTACGGAAGACACACCATAACAGCACCAGCGGCACTCCACAAATACTTCCTCTTGCTCTTCTTTCACGAAAACCTCCTAAGAAGTACTTCCTTCGGCGCGCGCGCCCAAGCGTGCATGTAAGTACGCCTGGGAACTCTCCAAGACTTAGACATCCAGTGATCACGATTACGCTTTAAGTTAGCAAAGGCTTCATCCCATGTATTGCCATTTCCAAAGCACGGCGACCAGCCAACATAGAAACGCGGCAGTACACGCCCCGGAACGTATCCATACTTCTCAGGGTCTGACGCACGATCGGTAACATGAGCGAACGGACCTTTGAGAGCTTTGATTTTAAAGTCAGCTTCATCGAATGTCATGCTTTGGGGCCCATGATGGTGGCCCGTCGAACATCACGTCAAGCTCTTCGTACGTCCGCTCCATCTTCAACTTTTCAATCCAAGTATCGATAAAGACATGGGCCACCCTTGCCGATTGCCACGCTGGATGCACTAAGTCTAGCCGACTTATAGACATCTGCAACATTCTGGCTTTCTCCATCTTTGGAATCAGCATCACTACATAGATAGTGACAGTGGCGAAGTCCTCCCGCAGATAATACTTCACCTCGCGGTCTGTGAAGGCGCGTAGTCGGGCGTCGGTGGCGACGAGTGTCTCTTTTACTCGTTCCCATTCGTTGGGCGTTTCTTTGTCCATCATACTTAGTGCTCCTTCTCTTTAGAACTGCTTTTGGTGCGCGACACCTAAGACATTTACACGTAACTCTAGGAAACCGCTTGTAGCCCATTGCCGGGTGCAAGATACTGCGGCGCAAGTCGGTGAAGGCCTCTTCCCAGGTATCACCATTACCAAAACAAGGCGTCCATCCGACATAGTAGCGCGGCAGCATACGATCCGGGCTGTAGTGGTAGCGCTCAGGGTCGTTGGCGCGATCGGCGACGTGAGCGAAACTCAGCGCACACAAGTTCAGTTTTACCTACGTAGCAGTAACCAGTAAGTAAGTTCGTCAGCAAGTAAATGCAGCCAGCCCAACCAAGTGGCTTAGTAGTCTTCATGCTACGTCCTTCCACTTTTCGAGTGTACCCCAGTTAGGCCCGCTCTCTCCGTCGCTCAGCAGTGGTACGTCGCAAGGGAGGCTTTCTAGCATACACTCCTGCATGATCTTCATTTCTTCCTTCATAGCACTCTTTGGTGCACTAAAATCGCACTCATCATAAACGCTAACTGTCAAACGCCCACGCCGCTTTGGGTGTTCGTTGTAAAGTATCAGTGTTGCTTTTGTGACGTCAGCGCCAGAGCCTTGGGCCGCGTAGTTGAGCGCTTTATAGCTGTAGTCAAGATCACGGCCATACGTCGGGCTGTATTTTGGGGGTTCGCAGTAATAGAGTCTTCCCCCAAGCGTACGAATAGCTTGCCCCGATTTAAACAGTGCCTTCATCTCCTCGTCCAAACGCTTCAAAGAAGGCAACGCATTATCAATAGAACGCCGAATAAGCTGCGCCACAGGACGTTCATCATCTGCTAACTTCAAAGACTGCATCATACCCGTCAAGCCCTGCCCGTAAATCCTGGCAAAATTCACTTGCTTGGCTGTGTCCCTGTCAAAGCTATCACGTAGCCCGGCAGCTTGCAGTGCTCTTTCTGCCTCTGCACGCACAAGCTCATGGATATCATAGGCCGGATCATCCAGAAACCCTTGCATCATTGGCCCATCCTCAAAATGCGCTACGAGCCTAATTTCCTGTTGGTTAAAATCCCTACGGCCCCAGAGCTGGCCTTTATCTGGCAGGCAGTACTTCCTGATATACGGCAGCTCTATCGCCTTGAGAAACGCCGGATGAACATACCCAGCCGAAATGTCCTTCTTGAATTTTTTCGGAATGTTGAGAAAATTTGGGCGTGTGCATATAATGCGTCCGCTACGTGCCCCGTTGGTGTCATCTCCGCCGCCCTTCGGAGCACGTACCTGGCTCCAGTTAGGGTGAATTACCCCATCGGCAGCCGCGAGGGAACGCCAGGGCTCTACGAACATGCTGACACATGTGCTCATCTTACTGCGATAAGATAACGCCTGAAATACGCGCTTGTCCTTGAACTTATCCAGTGTCAGTGTCTTCTTACTTACCGACAATCTACCCTTCAGCGTACGCGCCAGATCATGCACTATGCCTTTACTGAGCAACGCGTCGGCTAGCTGCTGGTCGCTGCCGATGTTGATATCACCCAGCTGTTTGCGCAGCCAGCTATCCGCCTTTTCAATA